AAACGTGCATATTATACCATGATTGAACAAGGTAAACGTAGGCCTTCTGTACATGTTGCTAAATCTATTGCGGTAGTACTAGATTTTGATTGGGTTCTTTTTTTTGATGATAAAAGTCACGATTCGTTACAAAATGACTGTATAAAATGTATTTATGTAGCGATATGATACAACACACATTTTTTATTAGGGAGGTTATATGGACATGAAATTATTACAAATTATCTTATATAAAAATCGTCGCGTACTAACGACAGCACAAATTGCCGAACGTTATGGAACAAACAGTGACCATATTTCTAAGAACTTTTCACAAAATAAAGATCGATTTAAGGAATATAAACACTATATCAAATTAGAGGGGGAGGAATTATTGTATTTCCGAAAAGCGCAGCAACAATTACACATTTCCAGTATAGCTAGAGTGTTATACCTATGGACTGAAAAAGGAGCTTGGCTTCATGCAAAATTTCTTAATACAGAGGAAGCTTGGGACGTCTACGAAATTTTAGTAGACGAATACTACACGGTTAATGAAGATGTAGTTCCGTTATCTAAAAATCAAGCACTTGTGACCGTCCTTCGTACAACAGCTGATTTAGTAGAAAATACTCAAGCAATTAAACAAGAACAGTATGAAATAAGAAAGGAACTTTCAATGATTAACGAAAAAGTGGATGAACAAATAACATTAACTTCTGGTGAACAACGCGCTGTACAAAAAGAAGTTGCCATAAAAGTTTATGAGATTGAAGTTAATACAACAATCCAATCGAAATTATTTCGAGAATTGCATCGTGAAATTAAGAATCGCTTTGCGGTAGCTAGTTATAAAGATATTCGTAGGCAAGATTTGCAAAATGTGCTTAATTACATTCGGTCTTGGGTTCCTCTAAAAATATCTTAGCTGTCGTTTGTGGGATGAACAAGGACATTAGAAAACAACAAGTATTGATTGTTATTTTTGGAGGAGGGAAGGGGCATGCGCGAAAAACACAACCGAGGATTTAAGGGTGTTTGGATACCGAAAGAGATTTGGCTAGCCAACGACTTGGGCTGGTCAGAAAAACTCCTTCTTGTAGAAATCGAGAGCTTAGACGGTGAACAAGGGTGTTGGGCATCGAACGAATATTTAGCAACATTCTTTAGTCTTAGTAAAGGGCGAATATCAAAGTTAATTTCAAGTCTAAAAGATAAGGGCTATGTGACAGTTGACCTAATCTATAAACCTGGCACAAAAGTAATTGACCGACGTATTATCAAAACGACTAGAGGGTATGGTTGGAAACGACTAGGGGGTATGGTCGAAAGTGTTGATACCCTTATAGATGTAAACAGTCAGGAGAATAATACAGTTTTTAATAATACATTGAATAATAAAAGAAACAATTGCAGTCAGTCGTCTAGTTTCCACTTTAATCCAAATTTTAATTTTATTAAACAACTATTCGAAAGCAATGTTCGTATCGCAACATTAGCGGATTGCAACAATATTCATGAAGCACTAAAGTTTTATGACCCATTACTAATTCAAGAAGCAATATACGCTGGTACTCATAGTGCACAAAGCTTTAAGTACATTCTTTCAATTTTAGATAACTGGCGTAAAGAGCTTGGTGTAAAAACATATGCCGATTGGCAGGTGAAAATAGATGCAAAAATCGGGCGACAGAATGGCAGCAGTAATGGAGGAGCTACAAGCACGAAGCCAACTGTATTCGGAAACTACTGTAGCGATTGAAGAACCCAACTACAACTGTCCAAAGTGTAAAGATACTGGCAGTTACTTAATCCGTAAAAAGAATGGTTACTATATTCGAGGTGTGGAAGTTGAGCAAGATTATTATGTCGTCTGTGAATGCAGCAGGATACTCAAGATTAACAAGCTTATTAAATCTAGCGCAATTACAAAAGCGTTTCAGAAAATGAGCCTTAAAAACTTCTCAACGGATAATGTTCATCCCAAAGTTGTTGAAATGAAAAGTAAGGCAAATCAGTATTACGCAGCCTTTGAAGAAATTAGAGGTTTCAGACAGAACAGCATCATGCTGATCGGACAACCTGGTTGTGGCAAGACACATTTATTAACCGCCATATCTAATTACCTGATGCATACAAAGCAAGTACCTGTTCTGTACTTTCCATACAAAGATGGTTTAAACAATATCGCAGCTAACAACTTTGAACGTAAAAACGAAATTATGGATCGGATGAAAGAAGTGGATGTACTGTTTATTGACGATTTATTTAAGCCAATTGGTGGGAAAGTTAATGTCAAGTCGTGGCAAACGGAAATCATCTTCGAAGTGGTCAACTCTCGCTATTTGAGCAACAAACCTTTATTAATATCTAGCGAATTGTCTCTTGATGACATGCTTTATATCGATGAAGCGTTAACTAGTCGACTGTTTGAAATGTCTCAAGATTTCATAGTTACTATTGAAAAAGACAAGAAAGCGAACTATCGATTGCGCAAGATATTTGAAAAAAGATAGAGAGACGCACATCTAAACGGAGGGGAAATGGATGACGAAACGACAAAGATATGGATATGAAACATTTAGGAACTGAGTATTAACTGTAAGTTATTAATGGGATATAGGAGGTAGCAGCTTGAATCCAATATTTTTAGGTTTTGGAGTAAAACCTTACGCAGTCATCATATGGCGCAATGGGGATGAGAATAAGTCGAAAACAATTTGCTTTGACGAGCGTGAATTACAAGTAGCATTAGCAATGCATGTTAATCCCAATGGCTTCTATCATCGATATGAGCCAAAAATTTACTACTCTGCACAAAGAGAGAATAAGATTGCACTTAGGAGGGAAAATCTATGTTAAAAGAGAGAGCATTAGTTCTTACACCAGATGTTTTAGATTCAATGATTACAGACTACCACTGGATGGTTAACGCCATCAAAGAAATACGAGCTGAAATGGTGATAGGGGCAAAGACAGCACAATATGGTATTGAGGCTTCATTACCAAAGGCGGCAGGCGGGATAGGTGACCCAATTATGCAAGAGGCTATTAGACGTTCGAAAAATAATAAACGTGTTGCAGATTACGAGAAAAAGATATTGGCGGTTCAGAAACTTCTAGAAAAGGTTACAGGCGAAAGGGAGGTGCAAGTCTTAAACTGGATGTTAGATGGAAAATCGAAGCGTTGGATAGCAAAGAAAATGGAAGTGAGTCACACACAAATACAAAATATTAAAGAAAATATATTAATCAAAATGTTAGCTTAAATAGGATCCCTGATATATTGAGGAATTCTCAGACTGTAGACAAACTCGAAGTTTTTTTCCAATTTGTCTACAGTCTTTTTTTATTTAAAATTAATTTAGATGATGACTACTGTCGTTGATTCCTGCTACGGACGGTCGCAATCGGCGAGCACATCGTACCCTCGCTAACGCGCGGTCTGTTGCATCTTACGTTCTGTGATGTTCCCGCAGGTTATGATTGCTAGCAGTCTATTATAGATAAATTAGTCTATTAAGGCAGAAATATTCCATACTTGCCAGAGTTGCCATACTTTAAACATTATGTGAGATAGAAATAATAATGTAAACTAGGATACAGGCAGGTTGGTTAGGTAAGGTTTGAAAATAGGGAGAGACAACAAAAGTAATCACTTCCAAAGTTAATGCGAACAACCTAATTCAAATGATAGATAAAAACATAATAATATTTTAATTAATCGGTCGTAGGTAATCTACGACTTTTTATTATGTCTTATTTCGTCTTTTTCAAACTTGTAGACGTTAAAGAATAAGTTTTCAACCCATTTCATTAAACTATATTTGGGAAGGGAGGGGTAGATCTATCAAAAGAAAGTTGATTGATTAGGATGAGGAGGTGCTATCTGATAAAGAATGAGTTCTCTATGTATCGAACAAAGACGTGGTTTTGAAGGAAGGTGTTTGCTTAATGGCATTTGAATTTAAGGAAGTAAAGCAATTAGCAGAAAACTTAAAGGAACTCACTATTACAACTGGGAAGATACACAAAAAAGTGGCTGAGAGAGTTGCCAAAATAGCCATTAAGAAAGTGAAAATGCTCACACCTGTAGATAATAAAGCGTTTCGTGATAATTGGAAATACCATATTGTTAAAGAGGGTAATAATTTTATAATTATTATTTATAATCAGTTAGAAAATCCGCTTTTTGTTGAGAAAAGGCATAATGTAATTACAGGACGAACAGTAGGTTTTGTAAATGGACAATTTATACTTAAACTCACGGAACAAGAAATGGAACATCTTATACCTCAAATGTGGGAACACGAAATCGAGAAGGAATGGAGGCGTAAAATGGGTGGTTAATGTAACAGATAGTATTAAAACGCTAGCAATCATGCAATTACGATCTTTGTATCCTGATAACAATCAATATCAAATCTATAATAAACTTAGTGAAGCAAGGCATAACAGTACCTGCTTTTTTAGTCCGAATCATTAACGTGCATCAAGAGCGAGGTATGAAGAATCAAGCTATTCGCACCTATTCATTTAGCATTGTCTATTTCCCATCTACAGATAATATAGACGATGAATGCTTAAATGTACTGGAAGTTATTCAAAATAACTTTAAATATCTTGCAGATAGGTTCCATGTACATGAAATAGGCGGCGAGATAGTTGACGAAACATTAGTGATTAATTTTCAAGTGAAAGCGAGACTATACGACATTCAAGAAGAAACGAGAATGAAAACATTGGAGGGCGTTGAATTTGACACAAATAATGACAGACAAACAGAAAACAGTGAAGCAGCCAGGGAATAAAAAATTCTCTAAGGCTGCTTTTTTAGATAGTACTCAATCTTCAAAAGAGCGTTTGGAGTATGAAGTTGTACTACAAGAAGGAGTAACTTATACAAAAATGGAAGCTGACAAGCTAGTAGCAGAGTGGAAGAAGAAAGGAGTGAATGCATAATGGGTGGTATTTGGGAAACGCAAAATAAAGTACGTCCGGATGCTTATATTAATTTTGAAACAAATAATTTAAATACAATGGGGCTTGAATCGAATGGTGCTCTCGTCGTGCCTATGACACTAAATTGGGGTGAAGTTGGTAAGTTTATTAAACTCTCTACAACTACACAGTTTAGAAATTTATTCGGTAAATCGCTAGGTGATATTTTACCTCTTCGAGAAGCTTTTAAGGCTACTGGTAATGTGTATTTATATAACCTAAATGGTGTAGGTGAGAAAGCAAAAGCGACAGTTGAGGGATTAACGGCTTCTGCGAAGTTCGGTGGAACGGATGGAAATAAGATTCACATTCTGACAACGACAGGATTAGATGGAACTACAACAGTAAAAACCTATTTTGATGCTCTTCAAGTTGACTTGCAGAAGGTGACTGCTTTCGAAGATTTAAAATCAAATGATTATGTAGTGTTTGATGGGGCATTACCAACAGGAGATGCTACTTTGACTTTAGCTGGTGGAACAACAGTAGTTGCTACAAACGACTCTATATCAGAGTTCGCATCTGCATTGGATACTTTGAATTTTAAGGTAGTAGCATATGGGACTGATGACAATACAATAAAAGCGCTACTTGCTTTAAAGGCAAAAGAACTGCGAGAACAAGCAGGTAAACGTGTTACATTCGTTACGAATAATTATAATGCTGCAGACCATGAAAGCACAGTATCAATTAAAAACGGAGTCACACTTGATGGTGGGGAAATCTTAAGTGCAAATGAGGCGGTGTACTGGTTCGGTGCAGCATTTGCAGCGGCCACTGTAGGTTCATTAACATATGCAAAATACCCTGGTGCAATAGAAGCGGAAGCGATGGCAAATGATGAAATTATTAAAGCATTACAAGACGGCCATATTGTCTATTCTTTCAGTGATGATGAAGTAGTAGTAGAGCAGGATATTAATACATTCCATTCATTTACATCGACTAAAAACCAAGATTTCCGTAAAGGAAAAATCGATCGAGGAATGACTATTCTCGAAAATAACACACGCCACATTTTCCGAAAATACTTCATCGGTAAAGTGAACAATAATGAAGATGGAAGAGATTTGTTTAAGAAACAATTAATGAAAACAGTGCTTGATCCATATGTACGGTTAGGTGTTATTAATCAATATCTTCCAGAAGATATTACTGTTGAGCAAGGTGATGAAAAAGATGCCGTATTGGCTGTGATCGGTATCAAGTTTATCGATGCAATGGAAAAATTATATATGCGCGTTGAGTGTAAATAAAAGGGGGAAAAACTAAATGGCAGCAAACGTAATGCAAACAAAAGACGCTATGTCCTCTCGTGAGGGTTTGGTATTTATTAATATTGAAGGTCAAACATATGAATTTGCAGAAATTCTTAAATTCAAAGCGGAAGTAGAATACAACAAAGTAGAAGTAAAACGTCTAAATGCTCGTATGGAAGGTTCTAAAATTGTAGGCGCAAAAGGTGTTGGAGAAATGACGATGTATTACCATCGCCCAGAGGTTCGAGCGATGGCTATGAACTATTTACGTTCAGGTAAATCACCAATGTTTGATGCAACAATTGTTAATGCGGATATTACTAGTGCAGCTGGTAAACAAACCGTCGATGTCCGAAATATCGTGCCAGATAAAACGCTATTAGCAATGCTTGATGCAGATAGTGCAGATACATTAAAAGACGAATTATCATTCACATTTGACGATTTTGAAATCTTAAACCAATTTAGCGTTATCCAATAAGGAGGAAACTATAAATGAGTAACTTTAAAGCATTCATGAAAGAAAATGTAATGGCGGTAGAACCTATTGAGTTATCCCTACAACGTTTTGCTGAGCCTATTAAATTACGACCTGTTCCATCTGAAGAAGCAGATGTAATTAATGATAGATGTTTTAAAAATGTAGCTGGTAAAAGAGGACGCCAAGAACGAGTATTTGATCCAGTAGCATACAACCGTAGATTAAACGTAGCAGCTATCGTATACCCGGACCTTAATAATACAGAATTACAGCAATCTTATGGCGTAAAAGGTGCAGAGGCGTTATATGGAAGAATGTTTCTTGCAGGTGAAACATCGCTGATTTCTGAAAAAGTATCCGAAATTAGCGGAAGTGATATTACTCTCGAAGATGAAGTGGAAGAAGTAAAAAACTAATACAAGGCAGTGACGATGAGCGTGACGGACTAGCATTTTATGCACATGTTGCGCTTCATCGATTCAATATACTGCCTAACTTGTTTTTAAATATGGATCGCAAAGAGCGCGCATTCATTATCGCAAGTTTGGATATTGAGCTTGAAAAAGAGGCAGAGGCTTCGAAAAAGTAATAATATAATAATTTTATAAAAAAGGCATGCCTTGTAGGGTATGTCTTTTTTAGCCCTAAAATGAGGTGAGTGTTATGTCAGTTCGTACAACCATGACCTTGACCGATAGAATGACTGGTACTCTTCAAAAGATGATGAAAGCTATGAATAGTACTATCCGAACAATGGAGCAAATGCATATATCATCCAACAGAGCAGGAGATATGCGTAGCCTGCAACGAGCAACGCGCGTTATTCAAAGTACAAGGGTAGCTTTTGATAGATTAAGTGCTAGTGCAAGACTTGCATTTCAAAATGTTGGTGATGTAGGTGATATTTTTAGTGGGACTTCTGGAGGGATATCAGCCGCCACAAGTGGAGTGGATAAGTTTTTTAGTAAATTTGTAGGTTTTGCTTCTAATATTTTATCGGTAAAGAATTTAACTGAGGGTTTTAAAAAGTTAGCAAGCGCTTCTGATTCTTATAGTAATACTAATACGCGAATCGCTAATATTAATGACGGTTCGCAAACACAAGCGGAGTTGCAGAATAAGATTTATAGAGCTTCTCAGCGAAGTTTAAGCTCTTATAATGATATGGCTACTACTGTTGCGAAATTAAACGCTGGGGACACTTTTGGTAGCAATGATGAAGCTATTCGTTTCAGTGAGCTGATGAATAAATCTTTCGCTGCTTCAGGAGCTAGTGGTCAAGAAAAGGCTGACAGTATGAAACAAATAACGCAAGCAATGGCTTCTGGAGGATTGCAAGGTGATGAGTTTACATCTATCGCAGAAAAGGCTCCATTGCTTGCAGATGCAATTGCAGATTCGTTAGGAAAAAGTACAAGTGAACTAAAGCAAATGTCATCTGATGGGGAAATTACAGCGGATATTATTAAAAATGCATTATTTAATGCTGCTGACGAAATTGAAGATAAATTTAGTAAAACGCCGAAAACATTTTCAGACGCTATGACCGTATTTAAAAACTATGCGCAAAACGCATTTGAACCTATATTTAAACGATTCAGCGAATTTGTTAATTCGGATGCATTTGGAGTTTTAGCAGGTCATGCAATGGTTTTTGTAAATTTGTTTGTATTAGGTTTATCGTTAGTGTTTGACATTTTAGAAAGGGTTTATAATGGAATAGTTACATTTGGAGATATGTTACAGAATACTTGGTCTTTGGTTGGGCCAATAATTGTAACAGTAGCATCATCATTGGGTGCATATTTGACGATATTAACTGCGTATAGGGGAGTATTAATGATAGTTGCAGCTTATGAGGCAGTAAGAACTTTCGCATTAGGTGTGCTGGCAGCGGCCTCTATGCTAGCTACAGGTGCAACCTTGGCTCAAACGTCAGCTGTATGGGGATTAAATACAGCATTACTCGCCTTCCCTGGAACATGGATTCTAATAGCATTTATTGCTGTTATCGCTTTAGTAGTAACCGCAATGCTGATATGGGCTGAACAAACTGCAGCTGTATTTGGCGCAATTGTTGGAGGCGTTTATTGGCTAGGTGCTGCTTTCTATAACGTTTTTATAGTTGTATTGAACTTGTTTATTAACGCTGCTGAATGGCTCGTTAATACATGGAATCAGGCTATATTCTTTGTACAACTAGCATGGATCGCCTTAAATCTTATGGTTAGAACTGTATTAGATGCCATAGGAAATAATATAATTAGTGCAGCTGAATGGATTGCAAATACCTTCAACGCTTTAGTATACGGTGTACAGATGGCATTTTATACGATGGGTACTATGGTGCTGAAAACGGTTGGTGGAATAGCGGATGGTATTTTTAATGTCATTAATAATGCATTAGGTGGAATATCTAATCTTATCAACGGTGCAATCGGTGGGGTAAATAAATTTATAGGTTTGCTTAATGGTGTGCTGGATACAGATCTTTCCAAGATAGGTACAGTAGATTTAAAATTAAGTAGTGGTGCAACTAACTTTGGGGATACTCTTCAAAATCTTATTAAAGCACCTACAAAGGCCGACAAGATTACTCTAGAAAGAAAGAACACCGCTGGTGAATATATGAATAGTGTGACTATGCCGACTGCACCAACTAATAGACAATTTGAACGTTTAGACTACAAAGACTTAGGTACTGCTTACGATAAAGGTAATGAAATAGGAAAATCTCTTTCACTTGCAGGTAGTGAAAAATTAGGTGTTATGGCCGATAAGTTAAAAGGGCTAGCGGGGTCAATGAATAAAGATGATGATAATTCTAATTCATTTCCATCCAGTTTGACAGATGATCTTGTAAAATCAGCACCTTCAGAATCAGGTCTTGGAAAAAATGCTGATGATAATCAAAAACTTAACGGTGGAAATATAGATAAAGTTGGGAAGATTGATGACAAAATCGATCTTGCAGACGAATATCTCGAATTATTTAAAGATATTGCGGAAGGTAAAGCGATTAACAACATTGTTTCGCTAACGCCAAATTTACAGGTCCATAATAATTTTGAAGATACAACTGGTAGTGCAATGGAAAAAATGCTTAATAAATTCGGTGATTTATCCAATGCGAGTGGCAATGTTGCTAAAATAAATGACTATGTATCACAAGCTTTGAATGTTCCAGTTAGGGATGACGTTGAAGTATCAAATGAAGTGCGAGAAAAAGTTTCTGCGTCATCTATAGCAAATAACGGTAAAGCTGTAGTGCAACATATTCAAAGTGAACCGAAGTTTTATTTTACTGGCGATATTCGTGAAAAAGTGGATGTTCATGAAGTCGTAAAGTTTATTACACAAGGTTTGAAAGATGAGCAGAATCGTTCGGTAGAGGGGGTATATGGATGATAGGAATCTATCTTAGTGCTAACAATGATAAAGAAGGATTTCGTATTCCGATTAATCCGCCAGAATTATCATTTAAACAGGATGCTGACGGAGAAGAGTTTTCAGTCGCTAAGATAGGTACTGTAAAAGTGCCTAAACCTATGAAATTACCAGAGTTCTCGTTCTCCTCATATTTTCCGTCGCAGGATACACATTACGCGGAAACACAATTTGTAGAGCCTAAAAAGTATATTGACCAAATAAAAAAGTGGATGGCCGAAGAAACGGTTATCCGCTTTGTTTATGTAGGCGGTTCATTTTCTGTTAATGACCAATTTACAATTGAAAGTTTTGAAGTAAAAGATCAATTTGGTACGTCCGACGTGGATTATACCATCTCTTTTAAAAAGTATGTGCCGTTTGGATTCAAAAAGATGGAACTTGTTAAAAAGAGTACTACACCAACTGTCTCTGCTAAGAAAAAGTCAGTGAAGCAAGTAGTGAAAAAGGAAACTCCAAGAGAAAATACTAAGCAAATACCACAGACGTATAGTTTAGTAAAAGGAGATTCACTTTGGAAGATAGCACAAAAGTATACTGGAAACGGAGCAAATTATAAAGCATTGCAATCCTTGAACGGGATTAAAGATAGTGAATTAAGGAAGTTGCCAATTGGGTTGAAAGTAAAAATTCCACCTGAATGGACGGCTAAGAAATGAGGTGGTAGGTGTAGAAGTATTAGTTGATAATCGAGATGGGAATATTTACGAAGTGCCTGTCACTTCACTTAGCTGGAAGACTGAAAAAACAGGGAAAGCATCGGAGCTTACTGTTAATTTGTTAAATCCTAATCCACTTGAAAATAAAATTGTATCAGGTGCAATAGTAAGAGTAATTGATGGAAAACATAAAGTTTTTTATGGCTATTCATTTAAGGCGGGTTTTGGTAAGGATAGCGATTTTAATATTATTGCTTACGATCAACTCAAGTATCTAATGTATGAAGATACTTTTGTTATTCCATCGATGTTAGCAGAAAAAGCCATTGAGCGTATTTGCAGTATAGCAAATCTTCAATTAAGTTCTGTAGCGAAAACAGGCTTTACAACGCCTGGAATGGTTGAAGAAGATAAGAAAGCATTAGATGTCATTATGAAATGCATTGATTCGGCTATTGTGGCTACAAATCAAAGCTTTGTTTTGATGGATGAGTTTGGCTCGCTAGGATTGTATAATATTAATGATTTAGTTATACCCCCAACAGACTTTTATATAGGGGAAGAAAGTCTTTTGTACGACTATGATTATTCGGTATCCATTGAGGATTCTTACAATCGAGTAAAACTGGTGTTAGATGATAAAGAGACATCAAAACGTAGAGTATTTATTGCGCAGGATAGTAGCAATATCGCTAAATGGGGACAGTTGCAGTATTACAAAAAGGTAGACGAAAATATGACGCCTTCCCAGATTGAAAGTCTGCTGAATGTATTGCTTACGATCCATAATACCGAAAAAAAAGAACTGTCATTAAAATGTTTAGGTGATTGGCGAGTGCGCGCAGGAAAGATGGTATTTATCTATATAGAGAAATTAAAAATTAAGCAGTTATTTTTGGTGGAAGCATGCACACATGATTGGTCAGCTAAAGTTCATACAATGAGCTTAGAATTGAAGGTGATTTCATGAGTTTACTAGAGTTAATCAAAACGACTGCAATGGCAGCCTTTAATGCGTCCAATCCAGTAAATATTGTATTGGGGACAGTTATTGGAGCAAAGCCTTTAAAAATTGAAATACACTCGAAGCTTATTTTAACGGATGAGTTTTTACTAGTTGCAGAGCATCTTACTCGACACGAAAGAATAGCGAGTATTCAGTACGAACATCCGAAAAGCTACACCAAAAATCAAATTGGCGATGACATTAAACAGACAAGTTCGACACGACAAAATCAAGGTGAATCGACCGCGGTGCCTTATGAAAAATATGAAATGAAATACTTAAAACACATCTTAGAAGATGGTTTAAAAGAAGGCGATAAAGTAGTATTGCATAGAGTACAAGGTGGTCAAAAGTATTTTGTATCAGACAGATATAAGGAGGGTCATGACATATGGCACTACCAACAGAAGCAATAACAATTACCCCTGACATTGAAGTAATGGATGCTGTTGAATTACCTACTCGTACGTATCATTTAGATTTCAAACGAGGTTGCTGCAGTGGATTGATAGATGGTCAAAAAGCAATGGAGCAAGCGATATTTAAAGCATTGAATACGATTCGCTTTGAACATTTAGTTTATACAAATAATTACGGTTTTCAAAATATGATGGGATTTGATGAATTGTATGTACGTGGTGATTTAGGTAGGCGCATACAAGATGCCTTGCTGCAAGATGAACGTATTACATCATTAGAAAATTTTAGTTTCGAATTTACATCAAAAGATGATGTGTTAATAACATTTATCGCTCGAACAATTTATGGCGATGTAAGTCTGTTAAAGGAGGCGATTAGGATTGCTTGAGTACTTAGAGTCGCAATCATTTGATAGTATTTTAGCAGAACTGCTCGATCGTGTGCGGGGTGACGTCGATAAACGTGAAGGTAGTGTAATATACGATGCACTTGCACCTACAGCATTAAAGTTAGCTGAAACATATTGGGATATGTCCGTGTTATATCGTCGTACTTTTGCTGCTACAGCAGACGGAGATGATCTTGAAAAACGAGTGAACGAGCATGGAGTCGAACGTAAGAAGGCTGGAAGGGCTATTCGCCGCGCATTATTTACAGATGGTGATGGTCAACCTCTTGATGTGTCTACAAATAGCCAATATCGATTAGAGGCAGTTATCTATAATGTAATAGAAAGATTAGAGGCAGGGGTATATAAAGTAGAAGCACAAACAGCAGGTGCCGTAGGAAATAAGGATTATGGCGAGATGCTTCCGCTAGAAGCAAACAATAAGCTAGGTAAAGCTGTATTAGCTGATGTGCTTGTACCAGGTGAAGATGTTGAAACAGATGAGTCATTATATGTAAGGTTTGTAGACCATATCCGCGAAAAAGCATTTGGTGGTAACCGCGCAGACTATAAGAAAAAAATGAAGGCAATTCAAGGGGTTGGTGGTGTACGGTTACGTCGTACTCCGTTTGGTGGAGGAACAGTAAAAGCAATTATTATTGATTCTGATTTCAATGCACCGACACCTGAGTTTGTATCCTATGTTCAAGAGATTATAGATCCACTAGAATTTAAAGGCGATGGATATGGTTCAGCGCCGATCGGTCATGAAGTAACCGTGGAAGGTGTAGGGAAAAACACTATTGAAGTTGAAAGTGAACTCATTTTGAATGGTGCAACGATTGGTCAAATTGAAGCACAAGTGAGTGAAACGTTAGAAACGTATTTTGCTGAATTACGTGCCAATTGGTTTAAAGATTTAGATATCAATGTTCGTATTACTCATATCGAATCTCGACTATTAGAGATTGAAGGCATTGAGGACGTTGCTTCAACGATGTTGAATGGCTTAAGTAATAATATTAACTTAGTTGAAGAAATTCCAGTACTTTCTAAAGTAACACTGAAGGAAGTGATTATATGACCAATGCTTTTTTAGAGGAGTTACCATTCTATTATCAAAATATAA